AGTACATCACCATCACTGAAGGTGAGTTGGACGCCTTGGCAGTGTACGAGATGTCAGGCAGACAGTGGGACGTGGTTTCACTTCGGTCCGGTGCTTCCAATGCGGCAAAGGAAGTCAAGGAACAACTGGAGTGGCTTGAGTCCTACGAGAATGTCGTCGTGTGTTTTGACAACGACAAAGCAGGTGACTCAGCAGTAGATCAAGTCAAGGACCTCTTTAGCCCCAACAAGCTCAAGATCGTCAAGCTACCACTCAAGGACGCTGGCGACATGCTCATGGCTAACAGAGTCAAGGACTTTACGCAAGCATGGTGGAACGCCAAGACCTACAGGCCCGACGGTATCGTCGCTGGTACGGACACATGGGAAAATCTAGTTGAAAAACGTAATGTCAAGTCGATCCCTTACCCATGGGACGGCTTGAATCACATCACTAGAGGCCATCGTCCCTACGAACTCGTGACCATCACCAGTGGCAGTGGCATGGGTAAGTCACAGTTCATACGTGAGATCGAGTACGACTTACTCAAGCGTTGCGAAGGTAACATTGGTGTCCTAGCGTTGGAAGAGGACTTGTCACGGACGACACTGGGCATCATGTCAGTAGCCGCCAACAGACCTCTACATCTGGAAGAGGACACACCCGTGGAGGACCTCAGACCCTTCTGGGAATCAACCATGGGCACAGGGCGGTACTACTTGTTTGACCACTGGGGTTCTACTTCTGCTGACAACCTTCTGGGACGTGTGCGGTACATGGCTAAGGCTCTGGACTGCCGGTTTGTGATCTTGGACCACCTGAGTATCGTTGTTTCTTCTCAGGAGTCCGGTGACGAACGTAAGGCAATTGACGAGATCATGACTAAACTCAGGACACTCGTGGCAGAGACAGGCATCTGCTTGTTCCTCGTGTCACACCTACGACGTTCACAGGGCAAAGCACATGAAGACGGTGCCCAGATCAGTCTAGGTGAACTCAGAGGGTCACAGGCGATTGCACAACTGTCCGACATAGTTATAGGTATGGAGCGAGATCAGCAACATGAGAACGAAGACATCAGGAACACAACAACAGTACGTGTCCTCAAGAATCGTTACACTGGAGAAACTGGCCCTGCTTGCTACCTTTCTTATGATAGGTCTACCGGCAGGTTGAGTGAAGTACCTAACCCTCACGTTGGAGACGACTTTTGATTTATCTTGATCTTGAGGCCAATGGTTTGACTCCTGACACCATTTGGTGCGTTGTAACCAAGGAAGACGACGTAACACTGGTACATGTGGACCCAGATAGCCTGTCAGAGGCCCTCAGAGGCTCACAGAGCGTCGTTGGGCACAACCTAATAGGATACGATATCCCTGTCCTAGAGCATCTCTGGGGCGTCTCAGTGGCTTCTGAGAGGGTCATCGATACACTGGTTTTGTCACGTTTGTGTGAGCCTAGCAAGTCAGGAGGACACTCACTGAGGAACTGGGGTAATGAATTAGGGTTCCCAAAGGGTGACCACAGTGACTGGTCCCAGTTGTCACAAGAGATGATTGACTACTGTATCAGAGACGTAGAAGTAACGGAAGCAGTACACCAGAAGTTGATGGAGGAGATGACCTGCTTCTCACCTGCAAGCATTGAGCTAGAGCATAAAGTGCAAGTAGCAGTGCAGCAGCAAGAGAAAAACGGTTGGGTTCTGGATCAGTCTTTGGCTAGAGACTTGTGTTCCACATTTAAGGAGAGAATGAATGACATCGAGGAGATACTACAGAAGAGGTTCCCGCCAATCGTCCATGAAAGATGGTCAGAGAAAACGGGCAAGAGGCTTAAAGACAAAGTTGAAGTTTTTAATGTGGGTTCTAGGCAGCAGATTGCGAAGAGGCTTTCGAGCCTTGGGGTTCGCTTCGACAAACTCACGGAGAAGGGCAACCCAATAGTTGATGAAGCAGTCCTAGACACCATTGATCTACCGGAAGCAAAGATCGTGAGTGAGTACTTGATGCTACAAAAAAGATACGCACAGGTAAACTCATGGCTGGAGCATGTCAAGGAAGACGGTAGAGTCCATGGCAGAGTCATCAGCAACGGAGCAGTCACAGGACGCATGACACACCAGTCACCCAACATGGCCCAAGTACCCGCAAGTCACAGCCCGTACGGACACGAGTGTCGTTCCTGCTGGACTGTGCCTGAAGGTAAGAAGCTAGTGGGTTTCGACGCCAGTGGTCTTGAGTTGCGTATGCTGGCACACTACATGAAGGACGAGGACTATACAAATGAAATCATTAACGGTGATATCCACACAACAAATCAACGACTTGCTGGACTTGAATCAAGAAATCAGGCTAAGACTTTCATCTATGCACTCTTATACGGAGCCGGAGATGAGAAGCTTGGGTCAGTGGCTGGAGGAGGTAGAAAAGCTGGCAAAAACCTTAGAGAATCTTTCCTACATAATCTGCCATCATTCGCAGCTCTTAAGGAGAGAGTTTCAAACGCTTCAGCAAGAGGATACCTCACAGGACTCGACGGAAGGAGACTCCTAGTCAGATCAGAACACTCAGCGTTGAACACGTTGTTGCAAGCAGCAGGAGCTATCGTAATGAAGAAAGCTCTGGTGATCTTGGACGACTACGCAAAGCTCTGGAAGCTGGACTACAAGATCATAGGTAATATCCATGACGAAGTGCAGACAGAAGTAGCAGAGAAAGACGCAGAGAAGTTTGGCTGGTTAGCAGTGGAGTGCCTCAAGGCTGCAGGTATTGAGTTTAACTTGAGGTGTCCTCTGGACGGTGAATACAAAGTTGGAACAACATGGGCGGAGACACACTAATGGTACATGCACAGACTAATGAAGACGGGACCAGAGTAAGGGACATACTAGAAACTACTAAAAGAAAAGGAGACATTGCTGAGTACTACGCTATAACTTGGCTATGGGACAAAGGCTACGAAGTTTTTAAAAACGCAGGTTGTAGTGGTCCTATAGACATGGTTGCGGTCAAAGACGGAGAGGCAATATTGATAGACGTTAAGACAGTACGTATAGACTACAGGCTAAAAAATAACCACAGGACGATAAGAAACGTAAGGTCCGTAGAACAGAAAAAACTAGGAGTAGTCTTTCTTGCTTTCGATCCTGACACACGCAAATTAAGATGGGTGGAGCACTTATAATGAAAAGCACTTACAACCTAGTTAGTGACATATATAAACTTGTGGAGTCCAAAGAAGTAGCAGAAGGAGTGGACATTGAAGCATGTATAGACCAGTTCGGTGAAGCCGTGAAGGTACTCATGCGACAAGAGTTCACACAGAAGAGGGACGATTCACGTAAACTACGTATGTCCAACATAGGGCGTGAGGACCGCTTCCTGTGGAACGTGTACAACGATGTGGACAAAGGTGAAGACATACAGCCACACACGTACGTCAAGTTCCTCTACGGACACATCATTGAAGAACTACTACTGTTCCTCACAAGAGCTGCAGGTCACGAGGTGACAGACGAGCAGAAGAAGTGTGAGGTCAACGGTATCAAAGGGTCCATGGACTGCAGGATTGACGGAGTTGTGACTGACGTGAAGTCTACGTCCACCTTCGGCTTCAAGAAGTTCAAAGAAGGCACACTGGCTTATGACGATCCTTTTGGGTACGTGGCGCAGATCAAAGGATACGCGCACTCCGAAGGCGAAACTAAGTTTGGTTGGCTGGCAATGGACAAACAGAATGGACACCTGACGTACCTGCTGTACGATACAGAGGACACTCAGGCTCCTATCCATGACCTGATTTCTTACGACATTAGGGACAGGATTGAACACATAAAAAAGATGGTAGAGCAGGAGGAGCCACCAGAGGTATGCTACGAACCTATCGCAGATGGAAAGAGTGGCAACCAGAAACTCGCCGTAGGATGTTCTTACTGCTCTTACAAAAAGGAATGTTGGCCTTCGGTCAGAGGGTTCGCATATTCATCAGGTCCACGTTATTTAGTAGAGGTACACAATGAGCCGAAGGTCCAAGAAATCGAAGTTTCGTAGTGTTTTTGAGGAACACACAGCGGAAGTACTGAAGGGTTTTGAGTACGAACCGTTTACGATTCCTTACACAATACACAGAAACTATAGACCTGACTTCGTACACATCGCTAGTAATACACTAGTCGAATGTAAGGGTTTCTTCAGAGAAGGAGACACCAAGAAGTACAAGAGTGTCAGGGACAGTTTGGAAGAAGGTCAGACACTGGTGTTTGTACTCATGAACCCAAACAAGAAGATAAGAAAAGGAGCTACGATGACGATGGCCCAATGGTGCGACAAGGAAGGACTTGCGTGGTACACATTAGACACAGTAGAGGAGTTGATGGAAGATGTCTCTGACTATGGAAGAAATTAAGGAACGACTACTACGGGCTTACGATCCTGACGACTTTCTGGAAAGTTTAGAAATAACTTCGGAGGAACTGCTGGACAGGTTTGAAGACAAGTTGATCAATAGACTAGAGAAGTTTGCAGAGGAGCTAGAGGATGAAACGGAGAACGAAGATGAGTATTGACCTAGCGACACCTGAAGAGTGGAACAAGGTCAAAACTTCTGACCCAGTGGAGCAGCCTCCGCACTACAATCAAGGTGGTATCGAGGCTATCGAAGCAATCAAAGCAAGTATGCCCAGAGAAGACTTCCACGGCTACCTCAAAGGTAACGCCATGAAGTACCTGTGGCGCTTTCACTACAAAGGCAAACCCGTAGAGGACCTTCGTAAGTGCAAGTGGTACGTAGACAGACTAATCAAGGAACTCATCTAATGAAAGTAATCGAAGGAAACTTTAATGGCAAAGACGAGAAGATACCTGTACCTAAAGTATTTGACGCAATTATGTCGGTGGAGAAACTAGAGGAATACAAAGACGCCTTTTGCATAATCAAGTCGGAGGAGTTTGTAGTAGTCTCGACAAACATTGACCCACTAGAGCTTTACTTTGTGTTGGACCAACTTAAGATGTCACTATTAACTGGAGGAGAATACGAATTATAATGGACGCATATCAAGAATACATACACAAGAGTCGCTACGCACGTTACTTACCAGAGGAGCAGCGCAGGGAAACATGGAAGGAAACTGTGGACCGCTACCTGAACTTCTGGACTAGCAGCGAGAAGTTGTCAGCAAAGGAAGCCAAGAGCCTCTACGATGGTATCTACAATCTGGACGTAATGCCCAGCATGAGGGCACTCATGACTGCAGGAGAAGCTCTGGACAGGGACAATGTAGCTGGTTTTAACTGCTCCTATCTACCTATAGACCATCCTAAAGCCTTTGACGAGATGATGTACGTCCTCATGTGTGGCACTGGAGTTGGCTTCAGCGTGGAACGACAGTACATCAGTAAACTACCGGAGGTTGCAGAAGAGTTCCATGACACAGATACAGTTATACACGTCGCTGACAGCAAAATTGGGTGGGCTAAAGCGTACCGGGAACTTATCGCAATGCTCTTTAGTGGTCAAGTACCCAAGTGGGACGTTTCTGGAGTTAGACCTGCAGGGTCAGCCCTTAAGACCTTCGGAGGTAGAGCGTCTGGTCCAGAACCTCTTGTTGACCTCTTTAGCTTCACCGTTGACGTCTTTCGAGCATCTGCTGGACGAAAGCTTAGTTCCATCGAGTGTCATGATCTCTGCTGTAAGATTGCACAGATCGTTGTCGTCGGAGGAGTCAGACGTAGCGCCCTCATCAGTCTCAGTAATCTTACCGACGACAGGATAAGACGAGCTAAGTCAGGGCAGTGGTGGGTAGATAATCCTCAGCGTGGCTTGGCTAACAACTCAGCTTGCTACACAGAGAAGCCTGACTTTGAAGCCTTTTTAAACGAGTGGAAGTCTCTGTACGAGTCACGGTCAGGCGAAAGAGGTGTCTTCAGTCGTGTCGCAAGTCAGCGTCAGGCAGAGAAGAATGGACGTAGAGACGCCAGCTTTGACTTCGGTACTAACCCATGCTCAGAGATTATCCTACGTCCGTACCAGTTCTGTAACCTGTCTGAAGTAGTAGTTAGGGCAGAGGACACACTGGACACGTTACGTACGAAGGTAAGGTCTGCAGCCATCCTAGGGACGCTACAGGCGACTCTGACTGACTTCAGGTACTTGCGTAAGATCTGGAAGGACAACACTGAAGAGGAAGCACTTCTGGGTGTGTCACTGACAGGAATCATGGATCATCCAGTTATGTCAGGGAGGAAGAGTCGTGCAGAACTACAGGAGTGGCTCACGGAGCTTAAGAAGGAAGCTATTAAGACTAATCGTACATGGGCTGTACGCCTTGGCATCAATGTTAGCACTGCCATTACTGCTGTTAAGCCTTCCGGTACTGTGTCTCAGTTGGTGGATAGCGCGTCAGGCATACACCCTAGATACGCGGAGCAGTACGTACGACGAGTAAGAGCAGACGCACGAGATCCCTTGTGTGCTGTCTTAGAGGCTGCTGGAGTGCCTGTGGAGATAGACGTGACTTCTCCTACTACTAAGGTCTTCTCGTTCCCTATAAAGTCTCCTAAGAAGGCTGTAGTAGCGACTGACATGGGTGCCATGGAGCAGCTTGAGTTGTGGGAGTTGTATCAGGACTACTGGTGTGAACACAAGCCTTCCATGACTTGCTACTACAGAGACGACGAGTTCCTAGAGGTAGGCCAGTGGTTGTATAACAAGTTCGACAAGGTTAGTGGCATCAGCTTCCTACCTTACTCAGAACACACGTACCAGCAAGCACCCTATGAGCCTGTGGATCTGGAGACGTACCAGAAGCTAGTCAAGGAGTTTCCTAAGACTATCGAGTGGGACATCGTTGAGGAAACAGACATGACCGAAGGGTCACAACAGTTGGCCTGTGTTGGCAACAGTTGTGAGATATAGAGTTGGGGCCTAGCGCCCCACTTCTTCTCCTTGTGTTTGTCCCATGACAGCAGCAGAGGCAGCGGTGGTTAGCATACCTCGTTGTCTTTGTTGTTCCGCTTTTAGTACTGCATCACTAGGTTGGAAGTCTACCATCTCGTCTATTACTTGACCATATGTTCTTTTGTCACTCTTTCCTTTAGGATGTACGTACTGCGTCCCTTCTTCCACTCCTCTTAGATCACGTACCATAGGAGGAGTAACGGCGATTAGTCTGTTGGGTATCAGGTGTTTCATAGCCCTTAACGTAGGTACAACACTGCGAGTTTTCTCCTGTATTTTACCAGCAATCCCTTCAAACAAATTATGCTCGTCTGACATAACACCTATTAGTTTACCGTCTGTTGTTACTTTGACTAAGTAGTTGATACCGCCTTCCGTTATGGCAGAACCCGGACGAGACCCGGTTATCCAGACTCCACCGTCTGCTGCTTGGCCTTTAACAGAGAATTTTAGTTTGTCTGTTTTTAAAGACTGTGACTGAGCAGCAGCAGAATTAAGTTTTGTAAACAGTTCATCAGGAGAAACACTTCCTCTGTCTTTAAAAATACGAGAGGCGCTGCTAACGTAAGGAGCGTGTACCAATACGTCCATGTGGTGTCTCCCGGTGGTGGCTTTACCTGCTCCGGGATTCTTGATTGCTAGTATAGGACTTTCTGAGTCTTTAAAAGAGACATCACGTCCTCCCAACTTCATCGAAGGCTCTGTCCATACTGTGCTGAAGTGATCTTCAATAAAATCTAAATCTTCATTAGACATCCTAATTGGCATCTTCTTTTTCTGACCAGCTTCGTCTATAGGATAAGGTTTCAGCTTGTTTGCTTTGATTGTGTCGGCGTAAGCTCCGGGATAGTAGTCCATTGTTTCTGCTACGTCTGATCTTCTCATTATCTCGTCAAGAAGGTCAGAACCACCCTGTCTCCCTGCTTGGGCCTGTATTCTTCCTAAATACTGGGCCTGAGCCACTGCTCTAGGATCTCCAGCCTCTAAAGACTGACTACCGGGTTTTTTCATTCCTTGTAGAAAAGGCAAATCGTATATAGAAGACCGTAGTTTACTTCCTGCTCCTTCTCTAGCTTTTTGCATTATTTTTTGAGAAGAAGTAGTTAGACCCTGCTCTCTATATTTAGCCCTAGAAGCAGGAGAGGCCATGTCTCTGACAGTTCCTGCTATTTGGTCAGGAACCCAAGCCGCAACTGAGGCTGCTTTGTCAGGACCATAGTAGCCCGGAATTACGTTGTTAGCAGAACTAAGCAACATTCCTTTACCGGAGTCTTCTCCAGTAAGCTCGTCTACACGTTTTCCTGCTTTTGCTGCGGTTGTCATGCCTCTTACAAAAGGAACAGACTCAGCTACAGACAAACCAGCAGAAAGGTCCCTTGCTTGCTCAGGGTACTGTTGAGCTAACTCCATGGCGTACTGAGCTGGGGCAGTTCCCATTATTGCTTCTCCTACGTACTGCTCAACCTCATCAGGAATTAAATAATCAGTAGCTGTTCCTACTACATTTCCTAAAGTGGCGTCTACTGTGTTTCCTGCGGTCCTTAAGCCGTACTGTAGAGGATTGATTTCTCCTCTAGCGTACATCTGGCCTTCTTGGTCTTGTCTGTCAACAGCAGTCCTGAAGTTTCTCTTTATGTCTTCCAGCATACCCATATTATTCTAATCCTTGTTTTGCTACTTCAGACAGATAACTAACCATTTCGTTCTTTTCTTCGTCCGTCATCGAGTAAAAAACGTCAGACACTAGGAGCTGTGCTGCAACCGAAGCTGCTTCAACACCACCTACGTTTTTACCGTTTAGCGCAATGAGCCTATTTACATAAGCTGGGTTGGTGACAATCTTAGAAAAAACATGGGGTATAAACAAGGCTGCTGCACCACCAGCTAGTACAGGAGCAGGAGACACAAAACCAGCCGCTGCTGCGCCACCTGCAGTCATCCCTGAAGCAAGCTGACCAGCTATGCCTCGTATACCACCAGCTTCCGCACTACGTAACATAAGGACACCAAAGTCTCCTGAAGCTGAGTCAGAGGCTTCCAAGACAATGTTCATAACCTGTTTAAAACGAGGATAGTCTTTGCCTAAGATGTATTTGTACTTCTTGCTTTCTGCGGGTATTTCTAGCTTGTTGGCTAAAGACTTTAAGTCAGTGATTAAAAACTTTTCGTTAAACACGGAAGAAATTCTTGAAGACAAGAAACCTCTTTTGAATAGCTCGTCTATCTCTGCTGCTGATTCAAAAGGCAGGGCTATTTTAGGGTCTTTAGAAGCTTCTGCGTAAGCTTTTTGTAAACTACCTCTTAAAGACTGTATTTGATTCAAGTTGGTGGCCCTAGCCGCTAAATTGCCTAAGCCTAGGTAGCTTCCTTGTTTAGCAGAAGTTATAAATGTCTTATTGATCCTAGGGAACAAGGCGTTTACACCTTCTCCGTAAGCTCCTTTAAGTCCTCTGTAGGCTTCTGCTGCGTCAGGGTTGATGCCTTTCATGGAGTTGTATATTGCCTCACGCATCTCTGAAGCAACGTCAGACAACTCTGCTTGAACAACGGCGTTTCTTTCGGCACCTTCAGGACCAAACTTAGCACTGACACGTTGAGTAAACGCTCTGTCTAAAGTAATTAACTCGTTTACTGGGAAAGTACCTTCTGGTAAGTTTTTAAGCCGTAGTAGTTGTTCGTTGATAAACGAGATAGACTCAGGACTCAACTCATCTATAGCTTCTCCTTTCCTACTTTTAATGTACTTGTTAAGAGGAGCTAATATTGTAGCTGCGTTGACTCTCTGTCCGATACCTGTACCTAGCTGCCCTTTTAGATCATCAAGACCTTTAAGGTACGTTTGTTGTACTGCGTCTTCTCCTGCTCTGATTAGAGAGTAGAAAGCTTCTCCCATTGCGTACGGGTCAGCTTCCATTCCCGGAGCATTTCTGTTGATTATAGTAGTAAGCTCGTCCTGAACAACGTCATTCACAGCCCTCAAGTTGTCTTCCATGGTCTGTCTGGAGATTAAACCTGCTGAGGCCACTCGCTCTCTAAAGTCATCTAAGCCCTTACCACGGACCTGAGAAGGCAATAAAGTTGCTCCTCCTTCCGTTAGAATTGCTTGAGAAGCCTGTAGAGACTCCTTGCTTCCAGCACCATGAGCGCCTTCGACAATCTCTTTAGCTGTCTGTTCAGCACTCATTCCCATCTTGTGCTTGACTGCGTAGTACATAGGTTTTATTTTAGAGGCCAAACCAAGAGTAACTAAGTCAAAACCCATAGACCATAAAGCGTTCTCGACAGCTTTTGTGTAAGCATCGATGTCTTCAGCTTCTTTAAACTGAGTTTCAGACACTACAGTACCCGCACCTGTCCCAAGAGCACCTCCAGCAATACCACCGACAACAGCTCCGGGAGGTCCTGCTGCTAAAAACCCAGCACCTGCCCCAGCTAAACCACCTGCTAATCCAGCAGGAACGTCTAAGTTTTTCTGAAGCCACGTAGGACCTTCGGGTTCTTCTACTTCAGGCTCACCAAGATTTGGGTTTTGCGCTCGATGCTGTTGAAGTCTTTTTTGGAAAGGAGTTAGAGTGCCTGTTTCCTCTTCTTCTTGTTGTTGTCTGTATAGCGCAAGTCGTTCTTCAAAAGTAGCCATTTAGTACATACCTCTCAGCTCTTGTACAGTTACTTCGCCTCTCTGGAAAGCCTCCATAGCTTCTTGCCTTTCTGCTTCAGGAATAAAACTAAGGTCTGGCTGTGTTAAAGATCTTTGGTAAGAAGCAAAGTCCTCAGCAGTTGCTAAAGCCATGCCGTCTCGCATTAAGTCTTCTGCTTGTTCTAACAAAACTTTTAACCTTCCTAAGTTACTCTCACCACTGGCTTGGTAGTTTCCTATCTGTTCAATTAAGAAGTTGCGTTCTCCCTCAGAAATAGCACCAGTAAAGCTTTCTAAACGGGCTAAAACAATGTCTCCAAGTCGAGTCTCAAACTCACCAATGTCTTTAGGTGTTTTTCCTAAGAAATCAGTCAAACCTCTGGACATTCTTCGTACAAAACCACCAGTTGTAACATCACCTGACTCTAGCAAATCAATCGCTTCTCTTACGTTTTTTGCAGATCGTCGTAAAGAAGGAAGTTGAACAACGGCCGCTACTCTCGCTTGGTTAAAATCTTGTTCTTGTTTAGTTTCTCCTGCAAGTCCCGGTCTGTCAAAAGCTCCTCCTCCGGTTGTTCCTGAAACAATAGTCAATGCACCAACTGGTTTTTTAGGAGAACCCGGAAAAGGAAGAATAACTTCTCTGCCCATGCCCCGTTCATCGTACTGAGAAGCCCGTGTAAATAAGTTTCCTTGGCTGTCCCGTATAACAACCTCACCTTTTGTTGTTCTGTCTCCACTACCGGTTTTAGTAAAGTTTTCATATATTGCAGTGGCTTGATCCATAGGAACTTCATAAGCTCTGGCAATCCTAAAAAAACCTTCACGGGCTTTAGGATCACTCATCTGCATACCACGAGCAGACGCAAAAGTTGCTAAGGCTTGTTTACCCTTGTCTATTTGTCTGGCCTGAGCTAAACCCTGTGCTTCCATGGCTTGTTCAATAAGACCTTGTTGGGCAAGTGTCCCTGCTCCTTGTCTCATTCTTGAAGGAACACCGCTTAACAACGCCTGACCTGCTGAAACTCTTTTGGCCTTCTCTGAAGCTTCTCTGGAAGCCTGAGACAACTGCTGTGCTTCTTTCTGGTAGCCAGCAGCAGCCAACTGTTGACCAATGCTGGCTAAAGCAGCAGCGTCTCCAGAAGCCATTGCTTGCTGCCCTTGTTGCATCAACTGGTTAAACGCTTGCTGCTTCTGCTGCTGCTTACGCTGACCCGGAAGACCACCAATAGTGGCACCCAAGCCAAACAAGCTTTCTGCCATTGCAGGTCTACCTAGGCTGGACAAAAACCCTTGTGAAAATTGAGCCATTATGTGTTCTCCTTATTAACTAAACAAGCCACCAAGTGCTGCACTAGCGATGTTACCACCGACACCTCCAGCAATGTTAGCTTGTCCCAAGCCAGCTTGTAGCAGTGCTTCTAAGCCTGAAGTATAGGTCTGACCATAAGTTCCTGCCTGTTGTGATATAGCTTGTCTCTGACGTTCTGCAGCAGTCATGCCCGGTTGCAACGCATTGAGCAACTGTGCCTGTGGTACGTAACCAGCGGCTAACATGCCTGTCCCTAGCTGTGCCTGTCGTTGCTGCTCTTGTCCTGCAAACTGCATAGCGTTTAACATGGCTTGGTTTCTGGCTTCTTCTTGTGCTTTAGCCAACGCAAGTTGTTCAGGAGTTCCACCAAACTGTGCCGTACGTACGCCTGTGCGTCCCTGAGCCGCCATACGCTGCTCTAGTTCTAAACGCTGGCGTTCTTCTTCAGGAGACATGGCTGTACGCATACGTTGGTACACTTCCTGCTCACGCTGATCTACAGGAGTTGCTGCTTGTCCAAAGAACATACCAGCACGTTCCAACTGCTGCTGCTGCAAAGCTTGTTCTTCAGGAGAAGTAGCCATTTGGTAAGTCATTTGACCCGTATCAGGATCTCGTGTCATGCCAAACTGACCGCCAGTAGCAGAAGTCACGGTGTACGGTTGAAACTCCAGCATACCACGGAGTTCTTGAGCTAAACCTTCTTCTCCTGCTAATCCTTCAAAAGCACGTTCTCCAATCTTTCCTACATCGCCATAAGCATCTGTGGCGAACTTTAAACCAGCAGTCCCTAAGCCTAAAGCAGCAGCAGTGTTAGCAGCGTTACCTTCGCCTCCAATGGCATTTAAAATATCTGTAAGAGTCATGAGTAGGTTCCTCCGCTAATCGTTCCCGTTGACAACGTACCCGTGAAAGTCAAGTTAGGTATCGTGACAGTCCCTGTGAACGTAGGTCCAGCAGTGTCTGCTTTTGTAGCTATTGCAGTTGCAACATCATTAAACTCAGTTTCAAACTCAGACCCTCTAACAATTTTAGCTGATGCTCCTGCAGATAAAAGATCTTTTGCAGCAAAGTTTGTTGTTTTAGTATAATTACTCATATTGTTTTACCTACTAGTGCAAGTACATTGATTTCTTGTATTGACAGTTCGTTACCGTTGATGCTTGTTTCCATACCTATGGTCAAGGTTCCTCCACTGCCGTTGGTGTTTACAGCCGCTTTTGATGTTAAAATACCGTCTGAATACTGTGCTACTCCGTATTCATTCTCTGACACAACACCCTCAGCAGTTTCTTTTAAACCAAACTGTGCTTTTGCTTCGTCTTTTAAAGTAATGATACTTGTGTTGTACGAAGAACCAAAGTCGTAGTCCCACTTTAGTAGAATGTCAAGTCCACTACCACCTACTATCGTCGGTCTAATCTTCTTGAGAAACTTAAGTTTAGAAGGATCACCAAAGGACAACTCAGGGCTAAAGTACGTAAAACTGTAGGAACTACCGTTGTCTTGGAAACCTGTGTACTGCCCTATGCCCTGTGCGCTTCCTATGAGTAAGTCTCCGTTGTCCTTGCGTTCATAACAAGTGAAACTAGTGCCGGGCCAGCGTGTAACTCTGTATGACCCGTTTTCCAAAGTTCCTCTAATGTCAAAACAATAACTCATGTTTTGGTTTGTAAAAGTTAGTAGGTAGAAGTTTGCTTCTGGGTAATACACAGACTTGTAAACTTCGTTTGCTTCATTGATTAACTGTATAATGTCCGTGGTAATCGTCCCGGACAAACTGCTTATTGGCATGGATTTTTCTTGTATCGTTCTTCCGAAGCTTCTTAAGCCAGTCTGGGAAAGAAAGATTACGTCTACACCAGTGTACTGTACCGTGTCTCTACCTACGCAGCCAACACCGGAAATAGTGTCGGACAAAGCCATAGTAGCAGGAGCGTCAGCACCTGAGTAAACTACGATACTACGCTTGCCGAAGATAATCAATAGATTGTTATGTGCAGCCAGTGCAACAATCTCGTCAAAACCATCAGGCCATACTTTAGCTATGTCGATGGACCCAGAGGTTCCACCGGACCAGTCATGTCCTATCAAAAGGTCAGACCAATAAACAGTTGACTTGTCTGTAGCAAAGTCGGCAGTCCAGAGTCTACCGTAAGCCGCCAAGACTTCATTGCCATACATCGTTGAAGCAACACCTGCTGCACTGTTGACAGAGCTTAGTGTCACTACGTTACTATTAGCGCCTCCGGGTGTCCCTGAAGCAGTTACGTTGTATATCAGAGGCTGATACCCACGCTGAAAGAAGTAGATACTGTCATTAAAGTTGACCATCTTCCAGTCGTCAGCAGTGATTGTGTAGCTACCCGGAGTCTCGTCAGCCAATGTGGTTGTACCACTGAGTATCTTGTTGTTGCCCACGGAGAAGATCTTAGTGTTTCCGTTAGCGTCTCTGAACTCCTTAATAGCACTCAGGTTGTCACTACCTAACTCCGTCTTGTTAGTAGTCGTTACGTTGTAGCCCTTACGTGCTGCTATACGCCCTCTTTTGTCAATCACTGCATTGTCAGCAGTCTCAGCAAAAGAAGGGTCCTGAGACAACGGTGAGTCCTCAGTGTTGATACCCTTGAAGCCCGGAGCTACAAGATTAATACTTTTTAGTTCTTGTGCCATATAGTGTGTACCTTAAGGCGTGTAGAAGATAGTTTCTTCTGGATGTCTACCGGCGTCCTGTGCAATAGCGTCTGACAGGTACTTGTTAGCCATAGCGAAGTACTCTTGCGTCGAAGTACCACCAGTTTCTCCACGCTCACGAGCAGCAAAGGCTACCGCAAGGTGCATTACGGGCATCGCTGGTATCTTCAGCTTGTCAGTGTCTGCACTCAAGTCAGGATTACGTAACGCACAGTTAAAACGTAAGGAATAAACTCCGTCAGGCTTTGGGTAAATGTCGATTAAAGTGTCACCGTCTGAGTCAACACCGTTGTACGTGTAGTACATTGGTGACCCTGTTTCCGGTGCTGACAATAGGAACTGTGAGTCAAACCAGTTGTTAGTCTGGTAGTGCATCACGAAGTTAGACGTGTCGTTTAACACGTTTAGTTCCTTGATGTTATTCTGGCTGCCAGTCAAGGAGTAATTGAAGACGTCAGCCGTAGTAGTAATCGTAAGTGTAGTCCTAAGTGCAGACCAGTCCCATGAGTTTTCCACAAGGTCCTTTGCGTCATTCACAAGGTCACCTATGAGTTTACTGTAGGAATTGGTTTGCACAGAAGAAACTTCTGTTTCTCTAAGCCTCCTAAGTACATTGTTGACTAGATCTTTGTAAGTCATTAGATCATCCCTTTAAACAAACTTTCGTTAATAATACGGTCCAACTCAACAGTGTAGTCTTTAGGCTGGTACTGTACTCCTACAAACTGTGGCAACTCATAGCTTAAGCCGCCCATGTATCCACCACCAAGTCCTCCTTGTGGTCTAAAGCCTCCTGAAGGTTTAGTGGTTCCTGTCCCGGTTCCTCCTCCAGTACCGTCTCCAGTACCTTCTCCTTCACCGTCTCCGTCCCCAGTTCCGTCGCCTTCGCCTACGCCTTCACCAGTGCCGTCACCTTCGCCTATGCCTTCTCCGGTGCCTTCACCTTCACCTGTACCTTCTCCGACACCTTCGCCCTCACCAGTTCCTTCTCCTGTTCCAGTGCCTTCTCCGGTTCCTTCGCCGGTTCCTGTGCCTGTACCAGTACCTTCTCCAGTTTCTTCCCCAGTTCCAACACCAGTCCCAGCACCAGTATCAGTACCGCCGCCTACTTCTCCACCTCCTGTAACGTCTACAGGATTATCTGGGTCAGGGTCATTGGGGTCAAGGATGCCGTCATTGTCGTCATCTGGGTCTGTGACGTCAGGTTCTCCGTCTCCGTCAGTATCTACAGGAGTAGGCTGCTCATCGTCATCTTTAGATAAGTCAATGAACAAGTCTAAACTTACGTCGTCGTCTCCTTCTCCATCGCCTTCTCCAACCTCAGAGACTTCACCTTCTCCTGATGTTTCTGTTTCAGTAGTTTCGGGAGTAGTTCCTTCTTCAAAAGTTTCTTCTACTACTTCAACAACTTCGTCTACTTCTGTAGTTTCTTCTAGTTCTTGGAGATCTTCTAAGTACTCTTCTAAATCTTCTACAGTGTCAGGATCTGTTTCTTCACCGATAGCTTCTTCCACTACACCAATTACTTCGTCTATGTCTGAGGTTATATCTTCTCTTTCACTAACTTCTTCTGCTCCGGGGTCTGCTGTAATTACTCTGTCGTCGTCAACGTCTCCAGCGTCGTCACCGTCAGTTGTTACCGTGTCAGTACTAGTGTCTGTCACAGGTCCACCACCACCGGCTCCTGCACCAGCCCCAGCACCTGCGCCTCCTCCAGCGTCTTCTTCTACGACTACTTCTGTAGGCGTTACAATAACTCCACCGCCAAAACCACCGGACAGCACTTCATGAGTCTGACTGTTCACAACTGTACCGTCGTCTAAAACTACGTCTTTACCTAAGTTAAAATCAGCTTCTTGAGTCGAATCTAAGAAAACTCCACCTTCTCCATCTGCAGCACCGTCATCGTCACCAAAGTCATTTGCAACTACTTCTGGAGGAGAGACCCAAACACCGCCTCCAGCACCAGCGCCTATTATTTCAGAGTTTGTGTTGTTTATAACTGTACCGTCTGATAAAACAATGTCTCTACCTGAGTTAAAATCAATTATCTGTCTTGGGTTTAAGAAAACTCTAGGCAGTTCTTTGTCTGGATCAGGGTTTACCCATGTCCAACCTTCATCAGTACCATCATCACCATCAAGGTCATCAAAGTCATCGCCATCGAGTAAGTCGCTATCAGCGTCTAAAGATGCTTCTTCTTCAGCTTCTTCTTCAGCTTCTTCTTCAGCTTCTTCTTCAGCTTCTTCTTCAGCTTCTTCTTCAGCTTCTTCTTCAGCTTCTTCTTCTGCTTCTTCTAATGCTTTGCCTTCTTCAGCACCGTCTAATTGAGTGCCTTCTCCATCCCGTGTTACTACATCGTCTGTACGCCCTTCTCCGGTGTCTTCTGAAAAACCTTCTTCACCATAAGAAGTTTCTGTAGGAAGTATCTTAACACCACCTTCTGCTTCAACTTCAGGCTGATCTTGAACTCCAGAAACCCAGAGTCCATTTTCGTTTCTGTTGTAAGTTTCTCCTTCGTATATTATAAACTGAGTCCCGTCTTTACGGGTTACTACTTGACCACCTGTCGTTATTCTTTTTTGTAACGCTCTGGGTGTATTACCAGCAGACCAGTCTTTATAAAGCTCATCTACTTCTTCATCAGATAGTGTTCTATCAGGGTTAAAAGACTGGGGATCGTCTCCTTCTCCTGCCCACTCGTAATACAAGTGTCTAGCTTGTTCGCGGGTATAGCCCTCGTTAATTCTATCGTTAATCCACTGAGCTTTTTCTCTAAGCTCTCCTCTAGCTCCTGCGTTCATAGAACGTATTTGAGCTAAAGTAGTAGGAGTTATTGTGCCAATCTCTCCAGCGTCAAAAAGATCTCTTATAGACTGTAATTGTAAAGCTGTTCTAATAGTTCCGTCTGGATTTATAAACCCTGAGTCTATCAAAAAGTCTCTGGTTTCTGCGTCTAAAGTGTTTAACCATTTGATTAAAGCGTCTCTATCAAACTCTAAATCAATTCTTCTAGGACCGCTTCTTTTGCTAGTAGTTGGAGCAGTTCTTTTAGACATTACTTAGACACTCCAGATTTCTTCTCGTAAGTTCTCATTGCACCTAAGCCTAACATACCCATCAACACTGGCATCATTGTCTCCAAAGGCACCAGAGGTATCACTATGTCTACTTCAAACAACGCCAAAACAAAGTTACTAAACGGGATGGTAATAAAGTTTCCAAACATACCTAAGCCACATGTCCAGCCAATGAAGGGCCTCCAGCCACTTACGAACACGTTGGAGTTAGCTGCTTCCACAGCATTGATCTCCATTTGACCCTTAGCAATCTCCTGAGCGTGTTCCTCAGCCATTGTAGCAACTTCATGGGCTAACTTAGCCTTAGTGTCAGCATCAGGTATAAACTTGTCTAAGAGACCAGTCACAGGCCCTATGAGCTTATCAATCATTCTTCTTGTTCCATAACTCAAACAAAGTCTTAACCTTCTCTTCCACTACGTCCATACGGGACATGAGTTTACCTAATGTCAGGACAAGGATAATAAAACCTACAAAGATGGGCCAAATGGAACTAATTAAATCAACGTACTCCATTGTCACACTGGCCTATCTTAATTTCCAAGTCGTTTATCTTTGTCCTGAGTTCCCTGACTTCTCCTGATTGTTCTTCCAAAGCCATAATCTTAGCGTTCTGGATTAGGTCATCAGGTAATGCACCTCTGAGTCCCAGAGGCCACTCACGTACAAATGCTGCGTTTTCCTTTATGGTCATGTCCTGTATTGACTGACCGTGTTCTAATGTAGTAATACGGCTGTTTAGCGTCACGTAGGCTGCGGTAGCTACAACTAAGGAAGCTCCTAAGCCTATCAAGTTACGCAGAGGTACAGTAACTTTAGTCTCGTCACTAATCTCCGGCATTGAACCAACCTTTTACAGTGTCAGTCTCAATGATTCTAATTACAGTCCATACAATGCTCAAAGCAGCAGCCACAGCAGGAAGCCAGCCCATCAGGGTTGACACTGTTGTTGTTACTGCTACAACGTCTACTACGGCTTTTGCTTCTTCTTGCATTATTGTTTTGCCTTACCAATGTTGACAGCCAGTAGGTCTACAAACTTGTACAGCTTTGCAATCCACTCGTCGTCTTTAGGTGTCGGAGTTACTGCTGCGATGATACTTGCGACAGTGACTATAGTTGTTACAATGGATACTATGCCCATCAAGTCCATTACCATGGTACTCCTGCTGCTTGAGTTGGGTTCTTGTCTGCTTCAATCTTTGCAGCCAGTGATGCCTCAAGAGCTTCCTTGTCTACTTCTGCTTGCACCCAGCCAATAACATCTGCTTCAGTCAGCGAGTCATAAGCAATGAACCCAGAAGCAGAAGGATCAGGCGTGAACCCACAAGTGCCGTAGGACGACGCAGAGAAGTCACCGTCTACCGCAGTAGCTCGCCAGTGCGCTACTACTACGCCACCGTCTGATAACTCACGTTCTAAAGTTGAGATTGTCCAAGTTGTCATGTTTGTCTCCTGTTAAGATTCTAGTTGTGCGACTCGTGCAG